ACCCATTACATTCCGATACTCGGTTAGCCCCATCTCTGGCAAAGTCTCCCATTTCAAAATCCCATTTGTATGACCTTTTATAACGTTGGTCATACTGACTGGATACTCCTATCTTTTCTGGTGTTTCGATTACCGGAAACAGCTGCTCCGCCATATCCCATGCCTCCCTTATATCCTCGTTACTCGGCCAAGTACCACCGCTTCATTACCTACCCATACCACTACAACCCGCGCCCCTGTCCCAACCTCCTGGCCTGTCCCTACAAGTGGCTGCTGAACCACAGACCATTCTCCCTGTGGGATAGAGACAGGGAACGAGTCCGTCACAAGACTGTAATCAGCCTTTATCCTTCCAAAATCAATTATTCTGCTCTTGGGCAGCTGCTGCTTTGCTATCTGACATATTTCATTTACAAACTGGACTGCTCCATTGTTTCCATTGTTTGCCATATAAGCATTTCCTTTCTACTATTTTTGCGTAAAAAGCACCACCATTTTTAAGAAAAACGCCTTAGCTTTATGATTGCGGGAAGATCTGTCCATCAAGAAAAACTTCCCGCATCCACCCACCCATACACATTACAGGCACTATTATTGTGAATTAAATGATATGGGTGGGCTTTTCCATCTGCAATTCTACTTATCTTGGCTGGTCCAGTTCCTTTTACGGTATACCCCCTCGCCCCGGCATCTGAACTGACATAATGCGTACCTCCTGTAAAATTAACCTCACTTCCTACAGCATAGGTGCCGCCTGGTACCCCTCCATTGGCAGAAACCGCCTGCGCTGGGTCTGTTTTTTTCAGTTTCGCAGTCATGGTTTTTAAGTCACAATCATGA